AGCTATATCTTCGTAGTTCATCGGCCCTTTGGGTATGTTATCACGAACTTCTTTTGGGGCAGGCTGCGCTCCGATAGAGTTCTTCTCATCGAGCGGTACGAACACGCTTTTTAGAACGTCTCGATCTGTTGCTTTACTTGGTCGTTTACCGTTTACTTCTCTCGGCACGTAACCAATGTTATAGTTTTCAATAGTATCTTTACCCAATAGCCTTTCGACGCCAGAGCCACCGTTTTCTGCTAGTTCTTTAATTTGTCTTTCGCCAATAATTCTATGGGGTCTTTCAAGGGTCTTAGGCAAAAGAATGAGCAGCATGTCATCACGAGTAGTTGGAGCATCAGGTAATGTTTGAACATCGGTCACGTCATTGCCACGACCATCAACAACTTTGGTTACTTGCTCGTCTACATCCAAACCGCCCTTTCGAGCTTTAGCTTCGATAAATGATTGTTCTTCTTCAAGTCGATCTATGTCTGCGTGCTTGGTAAAACTCTTTTCTGCCTCGTCCATCATACGTTCGAAATCTTCTCGAACGGAAATACCTTTTATGTTATCATCGACAATGATGATCGGGTTCTTTTTGTTAGATGGTTGTAGCCCTGCCCGTGCCTTTGCTTCGGCCTCCGTAGTGTATACTTCGAACTTTGTATTACCAGATTTTACGTTTCGTACGAGCGTTCCGTATACGACCTGGCCTTCTTTCGCATTTACATTTCCACGTAATCGCATCCCTGCCCGTGCAGCAAAAGAATATACGGCTCTTAACTTGCCGTTGTTTAAATCCATTTCCGCTCTGGCTCTAGCGGCTTCTCTCGTTTCGTTTCGACGCTGAAGCATATCAGCGCCCTCTGTAATTGTACGTCCGTCGCCTACGTCTAGTCCTCTTCTAAACAGTTTGTTTATTTTAGAAGATGTGCGTTTCTCACCTGTTTTTGGGTCAATCCAGTTTTGGAATACACGGCCTGCATACTTATCAAATGCTAACGCCTCGCCCGATTTATCGGTTCGGTCTGCAACTCTTTTATCTGTAAACTTTAAATCGTCAGCCCCTGCTTTTGCAGATAGCTTTGATTTAAACTCAGCGACCTTTTTGTTGTTTTTGAGGGCCATAAATGTTTCGCCGCCTTCGCCATCAAGAAGATCGACACGACGGCGTATAGCTGCTGCAACATCTGGGTCAAACGGCGTGCCTTCGTCGGCTGCTGCCTGTATGGCTGCTGATACGTAGTTACGAACTTTTTGCGCTCGTAAGTGTTCGTAGTACCCAGATGCCCGTACGAGATCGTAAAAAACTGCATCGGCTGCGTCGCTTACTTCTGCTATCTCTGGTGCATCGGGATCATCGCCTGCTAGTACTGCATCGGCTTTAGCTTTATTTGGGTTTGTAAAGTCAGCCTCGTCTTGTTTTACAGATTTTTCTCCTTTTGCTCTTGCCTGTAGCTCAAGAAGTTTTGCTTCTTTTTTTATACCTCGACCATTAAAAACTTTACCTTCCCTGTTGTTAAGGAAGGTACGAATTAAACCACGACCTAGCGTTGTAATTACGCCTTTTTTGTCTACTGATCCTTCAGTATCAGCAAGTATTTTACCAATCTCTTCATCAGAAAGCGGCGTACGCCCAGCATCTTCAACTGCCTTTCTCTGCTTTGACATTTGATTTTTGCCTTTGCCACCTTTTTCTTGACGGTGTGAAGCAATACTTTTTAAAAGTTGTTCATCTGCTTTTTTATCAAACTTAAATTTAATTGGTTTTACGTCAGGTATTTCCAGTTCGTTAGGTATATTTGGCGCTTCTTCGGGTTCTCCCTCACCAGTGCCACCTGTTTCTTCTCCGCCTTTTTCTCCTTCAGCTTCATTTCGTTTTCGAGCTTCTTCAGCTAAATCGTTTGCCTCTTCTGTACTCATGCCCTCAGTATTGTTGGCATCTTTAGCATTAGGTTTAGTTGCTCTTGCTGCTGCTTCTGCTGCACGGTTGCCTGCTATATTTGCATTATCTAAACGAGCCGCACGATCTACGTCTGTTGAGTTGAGGAGTTCTTCGAATACTTTGTACTCTTGGTCGTACTCAGCTTTAAGAGCTGTAACATCATCGCCATTGTCTCGTGCAGTTTTTAAGGCTTTTGCTTTACCTTCAAGCTGATTATCGAGAGCTACTACTTTATTGACCGCTTGCTGTACGTCAGCTCTCTCTTTTTCTATGTCCAACAAATCATCTTCGGCGTCAGCTCGTAACTCAGGAGACAATGTATCATCGGCTGCATTGATACGTGCAATTCGTTCGAGATCATTAAGCTCTGTAATACGACTATCTAATTTATCTGAAAGCGGAGTGCCTGCTCGCCAATCTAGTGCTCGTTGAGCAGGAGCCTTGGATGCTATTGCACCGATAGGCGCACCAATACCAGCAGATAAAACGCCTTCTAACGCACCTACTTTGGCTATATCGCCCGTATCGTATTCATCTCGGATGCCTTGCTGTATCTGACGTGTTTGCTGTAATGCTTCGAAGCCAGTACCAATACCCGTACCTACAGTGCCTTCGATCATGGCACCTCGTTTTGCACCACTTTTTACTGCTGTCGATATAGCGTCGCCTTTCGTAGCGCCGCCAGCTCGTGCAAGTTTAGCTACGCGAGCTGCTTTTGATGCAGCGCCTGCGTATGGTACGAAGTTTATAGGGTCTGCAACAGTCGCTAGTCCGTAATCTTTTACGCGTTCGAACACAGTTCCACGCGTAGGAGCATTTCGCCATGCCTTTGACAATCGCGTCAACATTGCTTGATCTGAGCCAGCATTATTATATTCTGCCATATCTAACCCAGCAGATATAAAGTTACTGTCTTTCCAACGATTGTCTGTATACCAGTCGTCAAGCATATCAGACGTGTTAGCAAACGTCTGACCTTTTGAATTATAGTATGTACGAAGGTCGTCTAAAAATGCACCGTTGTTTATAAGCTCGCTGCCAGTAAGGCTTGTATAGTCGGGTGCGTTTTGGGTAGGCGTTATGCCTCCAAAAATATCATCAAAACTTGACATCAGGTACTCCATTTAACCAGATTGTTTGAGATTAAATGATAGACCCCTGTAAAGTCGTCCTTATTCTACCTGTTTGAGCGTCTCCTATTTGCGCTCGTACCAGCCCCAGCAGGGTTAGAAAATATTTCTAGAAGTGTTGGTAAGTTTTCTTTTATGTACTGCTCTTCTTCTTCTGTATATTGAGGGTTACGTGGACTTTCGTTTCGTTTTTTAACAATGCTTTGTTGTAAAACAGCATCATTAGATTGCGATAAGCGTTCAACTTCTGCTGCTTGTTCGGCTTCGTATTCAGCTTTACCTCGTTTAATCTTATCTACTAGCTGTCGAGATGTGTTTTGAAGCCCATTGATGGCATTGTCTACTTCCTGCTTTTTCAATGTCAAAGCTCTAAGCTCATTTTGAACAGTAGTTCGATCTTCAGCTAAGTTTTGGTTATATAGAGGAGACTTCAGAAGCTGAGACAGTCTTTGAATTTCGCTACCCAAATTGCTGCTTGCTGTCTCTAAGTTACGTCCGATTTCTTTAGTTTTCTCAATGGCCTCAACAACAGAACCGCCACTACCTAAAGTAGCTATGTACGCGTTTTGGTCGGACATGCTTGTTGATGCACTGATTAATTGTGTAGCATCACCAACGGCACTAAGGGATTGTGTGCCATTATCAACAGCAGTTTGTGCAGGAGCAATATCGTCTGCAACGCTGCCTCGATGTATGTCAAAAGTAGCTTTACGTACTTCTTGTCTTGCTTTCGAGTACTCTTGTTGAAACAACGCACGCTTCGGATCAGTGCTAGCTAAATTCATAAGCTCTCTGATATCAGTAAGTTTTATTGCTCGAAGGGCATTTTCCATAGCAGTTTTTTCTAGCGATGGAAATTCAGAACCTTTAAACGGTGACTGCAAAAACGATTGCTGAAAAGCCTGATCTATCATAGCACGGGTAACTTTACCGTCTTGCAAGAAAGTCACTCCATCTTGAGCAGAGTTACTAGCCATTCTATTTAGCTCATTTACAACCATTACAGCCATATCTTGAGACATCGGAATGTTAAGCTCTATTGCAATGTTTTGTAAAAATCCATTTACGTCTGATGCAATGGCACTGCCTACAACTGTCGGGTCACTTTCCCCAAGCACGTTCGAATTGCCAAGCACATCTTCGGTATACGTAGATAATTCTTGTAGGTTTATGTTAATGCCTCTAGATGCTCCAAACCCATCTTCCATAGCGTTCGTAGCTGTTGTGAGTTTTTCAATTTCAGCTTGGTCAGCAGCAGCACGCACTTTATCAAGCGCAATATTAAACTGAGTTTCAGCCATACTTGCAAATCTACTTTCGGCATCTTCGATACCTTTACTTGCTAGTGCTTCTACAAAGTTTGCAATAAAGTTTTCTTTAGTACTATCGAGTAAAAATTGTTTTTCATTTTCACCCATAATTGATTTTGCTATCTGATTGATTTCTGCGGTTAGTTCTTCTGTTGCTCCACCAAACTGATCTCGAATAATTTTTTCCTGTGCTTCGTCTAGCTTTACTTCTCGTCCACGTTTTTTACTGATACTTGCTTCAAGTTTTGCAATAACGTCGTCAGCAGTAAGGTTATCTTCAACTGCATTTCTGATAATATTGTCTGAACTTTCAACTGCGGTTTGTGCAGCCGAAATATCTTCTTGAACTTTTGCAGCCTCTTGTTCCTCCATTCTACCTTTGAAGATTTTGTTGGCAGCAAGAAATGTATTCCCGATTTCCACTCCCTCTGGCGGAACCAACGTAGATATTAACTGGTTGTATTCATCTTGATTACTAGCAAGATTAGCAAATCTTATTGCTTCATTGCCAAGAGATGCAAGCGCCTTGTCATTTTTATCTTTTATGTTTCTTGCTATCTGAGCGTCCATGTCACCAAAATCGGGAATGGCACTTGGATCGTATTTTTCTTGTATTGCTTTTTTGCGACGGTCATATTCTGCTTGATCCGTAATACCACGAAGCGCCTCAATCTCTTCTGTCGCAAGCCTGTTGCGTGCTGTTGCAACTAACTCAGTAGCAGTCTGTGCCTCACCTTTATTTGTACGTACTACTCTATTGTCATATCGTTCGTTAAGTTCTTGGATAGCTCTAGCAGTTTGCTCAACAGTCATGTTACGATTTATAATGTCATTGAGCTGGCTTCTGTATTCCTCGCCTCTTCGTTCCACAACAGGTTTGTCTGAGTTGTCAAAGTTGACATTTTCATATGCTTCGTCTGGGTATTTTAACTTTAAACTGGCTAACTTACTGTTGTAATCTTCAACACTCGTAGCAGTACGAGCTAAATCTTCTAGCTCTATTGCAAACTGATTTGTATTGGTTTTTATCCAAGTATTATGCCTACCTTGATACGCATTAGTCGCGTCATCTTGCCAAAGAGTGCCAGCAGCAGTCATAACGGCTTCTAGGTTTTCTTTGTTCGGGTTATCCATATACGCTTGGATAAGATTGTTATTATCCGTTTTCCATTTTGTCCAAGCAGCAGTTTTAGCTTCTGCTGTAGCAGCAGGAATAAGCTTTGGATTAATATCAAACTCTTCGAACTGTGCATTTAATTGAGCGTCAAAACCATCTTGTCCGTACATAGTGGCAAGGTCAGCACCAATTTCTTTAGCCAATCTTCTGTTCTCTAAAGCAATCTTGCGCTCACGCTCTTTTATTAAACGCGCTTCTTCTGCTTCTTTTTTGGCTTCTTCTTTTTTGTACTTGTCATAGTTACGCTGCATCTGGGCTTTTGATGGTAGTCCACCTAACCCAGCGCCTGTTTCTTTTATCAGATTGTTTGCATAGTCCATACGTTCTTGAACTGTAGCACCTGGGTTGGCGCTCAAGAAATCATTGTATAGTCTTGCGTTATCAAGACGATCTGCTTTGCGGCGTTCTTCTCCATCTCGAAGAGCACTACTAAATTCACTAAGTCCAAACAGCATTTAGAAACCCTACTTTAATGATTTACCGCGATTTTGGTTTGTTATTATTTTGTCGATAGCATCCCCAAAAGCCTTGCCAGAGCTTTGTGCGTTACTGACTAATGTGCTAGAAAGATTTGCTGCTGATGTTAATGCGTTACCAAAACCAGCGTTCGTACCGCCATCTGCTGCAAACTTATACGGCGATGCCGCCAACGTCATTTGATTTGCAGCATAGTCATTAAAGATACCTGACTGGGTATTCATAGTACTTAGAGCAGTAAGGTAATCATTAAGAGCCGCATCGTTACGTAAACTTTGTATTGAGCCAAGATCGCTGATCGCTTGTGTACGAGCGTTATTGTAATTGTCGTAAACGTCTAGCCCGTAACCACCCATAGCTATCTCATTATTAACCTGAGATGTTGCGTAGTCAGATGCGTTAGCAATAAGGTCTTGACCAAACTTACGCTCTGTAAGGTTCATAAGCTGTTCGCCAGCAGTGGTTTCTTGTACGCCTTTTGTATATCGAAGGGCGTCATCCATGCCTGCAATCATTGCTTCGTTCAATGCTTTGGCTTCCATGTCGGCTGCGCTTCTTGCAAGCTCGACCTCTAGGGTAGAGCCACCGCCCATACCTTGACCGCCTTGATCGCTAAGTAATCCACGACGCGCTAAATCTGCTGCACCCTTAGAATACTGACGATCTGCTGCGCCTCGTGCATTTGCCATACGGGCGTTAATAAATTTGCTTGCGATCTTATCAATGTCTTGCGCCATGTCGTAAGTGCTTGGCGCATTGTAATCGAAGATAGCGTCCTGATCTGATACACGACCCTCACCTTGGCTCATGTATCTTTGGGATTTGTTTCTAAAGTCGCTCTCTACATTAAATAGAAATTTAAGGTCACGAGCTTCTTCTGCGTCTATCTCTCCACGATTTTCAGCTTCTTCAACTTGTCGGGCTAAAGAAAAGTAATCCTTCATACCCTTAAAGTTTTCTACGCTTACATCGTCATAAGTGCCAAAACCATCGTACAGTTCTGACATAACTCGCTTCATCTCTTCGGAGCCTTGATCGTACAGCTCCATGATTTTGTTATTGCGATCTATCTCAGCCTGCGTAAGCATCTGCTGTATAGCAAGTTGGTTTTTGGCGTTCTTATTCGAACTGAGCATATTAAACCCAGAAAGTGCCGCCATTGCAAAATCGAGCATAATTTAACTCCTATAAAAGATTGCCGAAGCCTGCTCTTCTTTCTCTCTGGAACGTGCTCAACCCTGCATTGCCGCCTACTGCACCTGGCCCGATAGGCACATTTACGTATCTAATTTCGCCTGTATCTTTATCTCTGACAGCTCGTCTTTCGAATAGACCGTTATTAGATGTGAATGTAGGGATAAGTCCTCCCATCATTGATGGATCAAGCGCAAAACCGTACGCATTTAGAAATGCTGCTGGGTCGTACGCATTTGAACCAAGATCAAGGTTGTCTAGGTATCTGGCAAGATCAGCTTCTGTTAGATAGTCGTCAGGCAGTGATGTGTTCGTATCACCAGCTCCTTCGTACACGATTGTATTGCCACCGCCAGAATTGTTCATGTTGTTAAGTTGATTTTGTAAATCAGCAATCTGAGCGTTCAGATCGTCTATTAATGAATTGTTATTGGTAGTCGTATCATTGTTACCAGTGTTGGTGGTAGTATCGTCAGTGTTTGTGGTCGTCGTATTAGTGTTGGTGTTCGTATTAGTATTAGTGTTGGTGTTAGTGTTTGTGTTTGTATCGACTGCTCCTGTATTTGAGCTACCACTACTACCACTACTGAGCGCAGATACTACAGTATTATCAAAACCACTATCGCCGCCATAAAAATTATTGGGAGCACTTTCAAATGTAGTACTAATTTGAGTACCAGAACTAGAATTTGATCCTATTGGGTTCATACGATCAACAGTTGCAGTAGTTGTACCGTCTTCAAACTCTTCCCAAAATTCATCGTCGCTCAAGTTTGAATTAATTAAGTCAGCTTCGCTTGTATTACTACCGTCTAAACCACCAGATAGGTTTACACTTCCAGTACCAGCAAGAGCTTCGCTGTCAGAAATATGACCATCGCCGTCGCTATCGTGCTGACTGTTGTTGACCGTACTAAAGCTGTCACCAGACATTCCTGGCCCACCACCGTCAAACATGTCGGTAAGACTATCATAGCCAAAAAATCCGCCGCCGCCGCTATCGTTGTCGTTGTCGTTGCTGCTACTGTCACTACCACCGCTACTACTATCGTTATCACCGCCACCACAGTACGCGATCATTTTATTTTTGTTCCAACCTAATCCACATAATTCGTTAAAGGTTTTCATAGCCTAGCCCTCACTGTATATCCAAACGGGGCCATGCCTAGCTTACCCCAAAGTTTTTGTGTTCTTTCGGGTTTAATGCCAGCATTTGCGCCACCTATAGCTTCGGCTGCATTTACTGACTTAGCCCAAGCAACAAACATTTTCATAAGTCTTGGGCCAGTCATGCCACCCCGATATTCTTTACTGACGTAAATTAATTTTTCTCTAGCCTGACGAGCCTCGCTAAAAAGCATTGTCCCATAATCACCAAAGAGAACGCCAATAATCTTTCTGTTATGCACAGCAACTTTGGCAAATGTTTCTGGTTGATTTTTTATGTAACCAAATAAACTACGTGCCATTTTCTTAGCATTAAACTTAAACTTAGGGTCGTCACCCCAAACTGTCTCAGCGTGCATTGTGCTTGTTAAGCGCACAATTTCAGCAAGATCGTCTAGCGTTGCGTCCCTATATTCAATCATTTTCGGCCTGTTGCTTTTCGTACTGCATCGTCGATGTTATAAAACTCAATCATCCCACTTTCGGGGTTAAATGATCCTGCGCCACCGATGTCTTGCAAAAGTTTAATTGTGAACGGTGATGCACGTACAACCATGCTATCTCCTTCACGCCCCATATCTTTAGAGCCAGCTTCTACAGCCGCCTTCTCTTTACGAGTTCTGATTGACATGCCCGTGTTCGGGCCAAAAACGTCACTAAATGCCATGCTGGCCTCCTATGTTAATCCACAAACTATAGGGTAATAGACCTACTACAGTCGTCCCTATTCCATCATAAAACGGGCACGACGACGCGCATCTCTACGCATTACCCTGTCCGTGTAACCGTGACCGTTAATTTCTGGTCGTAAGTTACGCCTTTTCATCTCATCACCAATTTCGTCGGCAGCACTTATAGCTTCTGCTGCCAGCGACTTATCGATAGGCATGTATCTTTTTGCCTCTTCGTAATTCATCATCATTTCTTGCTGTAGTTCACGATTACTTCGTTGACCGAATAGTTCGGCAGAAGCAGCTCGACCAAGAAAGCCAGCGTTTAATCTTGCATCCCCAGTATCGTACATATGCTTGAAAACTTTTTTCACATCAGAAAGAGCGTCATAGTAACTTTGCTCATCTGCACCATACGTAAGCTCAGAATATCCAGTATCGTTATCACCAACCAGTACGCTGTAGATACCATCTCGTCCTTGCTCGACTGCAACAGAACCGCCAATTCTATCTTGCACATCTCTAGGAAGTGATGCTCTGTAACTTTCCATAGCATTTCTTGCCATCTCGGAAGTCATGTACGAACGTATATCGTCATGCTTTCTTTGAAGATGCTCTGGTGTTTTATTACCACGCATATCTGTAGACAGTTTCATTTTGCTATCTACATAAGCCATGCCCGAAGTACCCATTGGTGAGCCTAGATTTAATGTGGCTTTACTTCCTGCGACTGGGTGCATGTGTCGAATATCTGCCCAACGCCAATTACCTAACGAGCCTGATTGTCTAGGAGACATACTTGCCTCAACTCTATCTACAATCTTTGCTTCTTCGGGCGTTACATGGATAGACTGTCTCCCATCGCTTTCCATGTTTTGTTTTATAATGTCACCGTCCATATCCATAATCCCATGTATTTGTTCAGACCGTTCGTTTAATTCTGTGCCGCTTTCGTACATAGGCCAAAGCCCTTGATCGATTTCACTTTTCCAATGCTCATAAGCCTGTTGCTCAGTAAGCGGCTTATCAGGGTCAACACTTGGCACCCAACCTGGCACTGATACGAACTTGCCTTTGTACGGCCCGTCTGGAATTTCAATGCCCGTAGAAAAGACAGTGATTGGCCTGCCTTTATTATCCGTACCAACAAGACCAGAGGCGGCTGAGTTGTTGTGATACTCAACCAACCTTTGTTCAAGTTTGGTAAGGCCAACATCAGACATTCGTAATTACAGCAGCTAACGTCACCTCGATGTCGGTTACGCTGTTAGCAGATGTAACGGTAAATGCGACTTCACGAGATGTTGTGGTTGCGTCGATAGCGATTGATGCAGACAAGTTTTGCTCAGTAAGTGTTGAGCTAACTGGGATTACATCCCCTGCGTTAATACCGTTAATCTTTAACTGTATGTTCGCTGTGCCCGATGTTGTCTTTGCAGCAATAGCATCTATTCGTACGTTTTGTTTAAATGCCCTTGTTACTACGTAGTCTTGGTTGCTTATTGATCCGCTTTCTTGGAAAAAGAACGAACGCGTAGCAAACGTATCAGGAAGCTGTGCAATAGGTAATCGACCAGTTGCATCTAAGCCTGCAACACCATCAGCAGCCCCGATGTAAGTTTTGGGTACGAGTGCTGTAAAGTCTACGTCAGCAAATTCTAACCCACCACCCGTAGAGTTTACGCGTAGAAATTGGAGCGCGTTAATTGTAGTAAATGCAGGAATACCTGTATCTGGTGATGTAAGCAGCCAACCTGTACCGTTGTAAAACTTGAGCACGTTTGGCGATGCTGCAATGTCCACCCACATGTCACCAGCATTTGCTGATGAAGGCTCTGATGGAGATACGTATACACGACCTCGGTTTGCTAGTAATCCAGAAAGACCATTGATTTTTTGCTGTGGAACTTCATCGTCTGATATGGCTAATTTAGCAAAAGGTATGAAGCCGTTTGCATCTGTAAACTTATCTTCTGTCATTAAGCCTGAGACACGAACCTGTGAGGTATCCTCAACAATAATAAATGTTACGAGATCATTTTGTGTAAGTGCGCTCGTAAACGTGATCGTACTGTTAGCAGGCTGCTGCGTGTAATCGTTTGTACCGCCTTGACGTTGTAGCACGCCGTTTCGATATACGAGAACTTTTTGATCTTCGTTGTGTACGAACGGAAACACAGCTTGAGATATACCAGCCAAAACATCTTCACGAGTAAATCCACTGTCATTTGCAGACTGTACTTTGTAGATTGTGACAAGATCATCAGCTTGAGTAGCATCATTCAGCGTTACTGTATTAGCTGCTGGGTCATTACTGTGGTCAGACGCAGCAAGCAAAGCACCGTTTAAATATATAACAATAGCATCTGCTGCTTCGTGTATATAATTAAAAACTGTTGTGCCAGTTGGGTACGCAATAGCGCCGTTACTATCTGCCTCGTTGATTACGATGTCTTGTCTTGCAGAGAACAAGGGCGCACCGATTGTACCAACATCTGACCCAGATGTACCTCTGAGTTCGGCGGCAGTAGCTAGTGGTTTCCATCCTGTTTCTGCATCGATGTAACTCCCGACACGGTACTCCAAACCATTAATATTATCGTTTCGCAACTCTACTGGTGCTATCAATGTACCTGTGTCATCGAAGAGAACCTTCAACAATTCAGCTACGGTGTTATCACCAAGTTCTGATGAGTTCAGATAGCGCACAATGTTTTCTATGTCTGCGCCGATATTTCCCGAACTCGTATGGTTGCCTGGATACAGGACTTTTAAGCGAGCCATTTTATTTCTCCTTGTGTAGCAAAAATGCGAAACTGATGACCGTAACATCAGTATCGACGTCTTTATCCTCAGTACGGAAACGTAAACGTATACCGCGAAAGATATGGTTAAATGGGAAAGAGTAGTCTTGAACGAGCGGAGCATCGCCCCACTTTTTATCGCCTTCAATACGGTCAAGGTTCACCTCCACCGATCCAATGTCGGAGCCATTTTCATCCGTCATATCTATGTAAAACCGACCCCTACCTGTCGCCTGACAAATAAAGGTGTGGCATCTTTTTGTACCAAGAAAATCACCAAGCCAAAGCACGGGTGTTTCTGCGTTCATTGGTGATCTACGAAGATCCGATAAGCCTGTATCCTGTACGAACGTACGGGCAGTTGCTTCGTAAACGCCGTCTGCCGTACCAAACATTAATCTGCCGCCCAAGAATGTGCCGCATCTTGGCAACAGTGTATCGCCAAGCTGATAGTTTACGAGTTCGTAACCAGCTCGAAAGTTCATACTCAAACGCTGCGTTTGGTTTCCGCCAGGTCTAGGAAAGAATACGTGATATGTTTGCGTATCTGGATCGTACACAGCAGATATAGTTTCTGGATCAGGAGTTGTTCGTACAAGCTCCTGATACAAAGGCTCGACCTCATCAGACAAAGATGCTTCAGCAATCGTGATACCGTTTTGCTCAGATCGCATGATCGAGTGAATACCGCGTCGTGAACAGAACAATAAGTCTGATCCAGCATTTACGATTGTGTTATGGGCTATACACCCAATACGTAAGTTAGCTCGGCTATCGAGTTGCCATTGCTCAAAGTCTGGGTCGATGATGTAAACAAGTGTCTGATCTTTTGTAAACACAGCAAGACGGTTTGCTTCGAACGTACCCATTCCTACTATCTCATCGGCAGTACCGATCAAGTTAGATATATCGATAAACGCTGCTCTCGTTACCTCTTCAGTTGGTGCTTCTTCTTCTAGAAAGATGTCTGGGTTATCTACACGAGAAAACTCTACTGTAGTTGGCCTGTCTTTAAATCCAGCCACTGCTAAACGACGCTGAATGGGAACGCCAAACTTAGGTTTGATAGACGCAGTAGATGTAGAGAACTCAAACCCATCATAACGATACATTCTTGTGTCTTGATTAAAGACGTGAACTTTACCTTGAAAGTTTGTCATCGAGACAACAGCATCTTTTTTAAAAGCGTCTCTGAGCTGATGACCTCTATCTGAGGACAAGTGGGTTCCAGCAGCATCTTCTTCTGCAAAGCAAACACCATCTCGGTTATAGAAACGTAAGCATTTTACAGGAAAACGATTAGAGCCTTTATGCAAATAGAAAGCTGGGTCACGAATAAGCTGCCCTCGATAATCAACAAAGCAGTTATCTAGCTGCCAGAAATTTTGATCTTTCTCTGTTTCCAGAGCAGTAATATCACGCGACCTATCAATACCACGAAAGCCGAAGTAACTTCGGCTGTCTGATTTTACTGCTATTGGAGAGTATGAAAGTCTCGACATTAATAACTGCCCGAACTAGAGGAAGAGCCTGACGAACTAGAAGAAGGATTGCCGCCCGTAGCTGCAACCGTTTTTGTAGCTGTAGTGTCAGTCGTTTTCTTTGTGGAAGGTGGGCAATACGACGTATTACTGCCACCGTCTGTTATACTACGTTGATAAGATTTGTTACCGTACGCACGTTCGTGAAGTATGTTCGCCATATTTGCTTGGTATAGCTGTAAGAAAACCATAGCTTTCTCACTGCCTTGTTGGATAAAGTAGTGAGCTGTTAAGCCGTCGATCACAATCATATCTGGGATTGGTCTAATTTCAGTGATGTCATTGTAGTAATCTATGTCACCACCCTCCCAATAAGGGTGTTGGCGTATGTCCTCGATCACTCGGTTAGCAAGCTCGATCATTAACATCATAACTTCACCATCGACCCTCGATGGCGAGAAGTTACCAGCACGCACTAAGGCAGAGCGTACGAGATTTTCTAAGGGCGAATGATCGCCCCGTCCTGCCGCAAACGGCTTCTGTACGCTCTTCTCTGCCATTAATCTTCCTCTGCGTTAATAACGCGGCCTGACCAGACCATGTGATGCTTCATCATCATTTCTGTTAGATCGCTTGGAACTCGCCAACTTACATGTTCCCGTGCGCCGTCCCAGATACCCGTAACTCTGGTTTCGCCTATACGAAGGTCATAAACTGAACTCTCAGGATTAGCTGACACAAACATTGTGAAAGCACTTCCGCTTGGTTTAGGAGCAGCCTTTTTTGACTTTGCTTTCTTGGAAGCCTTCTCTCTGCTTTCAGACTTATCTTCGACCCATGCCTCGTTTACATCAGGGGTACTAGGATCGTCGCCAATAAGCTGTCCCTTTTCGTTTCTTGCGCGTTTCTTCGCCATAAAGTTCTCCTCGTAAAATTGCTCTTCATTTATGAAGTTTATTTGCGGCTCAGTCGTCCTTATTGCAAAAGGGCCACGCGAGAAGCGCAGCCCTTTCGTTTAACAGCTTATGGGAGGAGTTAAGCTGTTGCGTTCCAACCTTTGATGTACGCATGGGTTTTGTCTTGCAAGAGTTCCAAACCACATTCGGTGAGGTACTCGTGCTTGACAGCATCCATATCGTTTGACTGGCGATCACGTAGCAACTGAGTGTCGCGACCTTCCATGAAACGGTACTTGAGGTGTGGGAAGTCGATGATGACTGCCGCGTTTTCCATGCCTGGAACTTGACGGAATTGAGGGTGTAGATGCACCATCAAGTCGCCTGCGAACGTAGCATAGCGAGTTAAGTTCACACCGTATGTGCCCTCAACTACAGTTGGCTGCCAGCGATCTTTACCAAACTTCTGTAAGTGGCCTGCAACTTTTGCACCACAGAACATGATCTTCTGATTGCTTCCGAAAGCGAAAACATCTTCGATCAATGATCGGTCAAACTGATCTTCTGTCATAACGCCAGAAGCAGTTGATCGGTCATTTACGTTTGTGATGGTGTTGATTAGTCCACCTGTGAAGCGAGTTGGTTGAGCAGTAGACCCGTTTGCTTCGTTCTTCTTACCGAAGAACATAGCTCGCTCAATATCCTGCATGTGCAGTTTAAGAGCTTTCGTAGCCATCTCGTCCTCTTTATCGCCTGTACGAAGATTGGTCGCACGCAAAGTTTCGGTTACGGTAAATGCCGTACGAAAGATTTGTGTGAAGTTCTCAGCAACCGTCGCATCAAATGAGATGCCAGTTGGTGATGTCGCGCCTTCTTCGTACGCTGTGCCTGCGATGAATAGATTTGCACCATCGGCAATAGCAGCAGCGCCTCCGCCAATACCACGCTCAACTGTTAAAGCTGTAGCAGTACTGTCGGCAGTACAACGCATTACTTCGTTTGTTGCTGAGTTCACAATAAGTGTACCAGCTACAGCAAAAGTTCCTGCATTGTTGTTAGTAATTGCAATAGTAGTAGCACTGTTTGTTGCAGCACCGTCAGCTACTAATGCGCGAGCAGGGAGTTCATCTCTGAAATTCTTAAAGGCAGGATCATCAGTGGCTTCTGATGAAGTCATTGATAACAAAGCGTTTAAGGGAGCGTTCCCATTTGGTTCCAAGAGTGTGAATAACTCTCGGTAATTTTTCGGGCGGAAGTCCGTTGTAAACTGACCTGTTCCCCGAAGTCCTTGAATACCAGCCATTGCTAGTCTCCTTCTAGGTTAAGTTACTATCTTCGAGGTACTCATGACCACGCGGTACAATCACGCGAAAATCCTTCGTCCCTATATACAACATCGAAAAACAGAGCCGTAGCGCATATCGATATTGATTTGATATTGTCAGAAAAGTTTGTAGTGGTCGTCCCACTTATAAAAAAAATCGGCCCGAAGGCCGACTTTCTTAACCCATACGCTTATTCATTGCGTTTGCTGCAAGTCGTGCAAGGGTATCATCTCCGCCTGTTTCGGCTGCTTGGCTAGTAGGGCCACCTGATTGTGAACGTAAATACGCCTCACGACGAGCAGCCATTTCACGTATGCGCTCGAACTCTGGTGCGTTCATTTGGTTCTTAAAGTCATTTACGACTTTACTGGTAAGTCCCATGTCTGCGAAATCTTCAGCAGTATACCCACGTTCTAATGCGTACGCACGAAAATCATCGAGGGCTTCGTCAGGCAAGCCTGCTTGCTGCTGCGCCTTATCGAGATTATTTCGTATGGTATTAGCTATAGCATCTTCGCGAGATTGCATTGCCTCTTCTCGTGACTGATTGCCTTGCTGACCAGCCGCCATAGCTTGCTGCATGATGTTCTGGTTCATATTAACCATTTGACCCATCATTCTTTTCATTTCTGCTATTTCGCTATTCATTTGCTGGTATCCAGGTGGTAACGAGATAGCATTTTCATCTTCGTACTTCTGGAACTCTTCATTAAGCTTGGCAGATGCAGATGCCGCATCACCCTGTTGGGGTGCTACTGGTTGGGCTACTCCTTCTTGTTTCGGACGAGCCTGTCCCATCTGAGCATTTTTACTCATAGCCTTTAAGCCTGCTGCCATTAACTTAGCAGCTTCTTCTGGGCCTTTACCTGTTTTTTCCATAATCAAGCCAGCAAGATCATTTACAGGTTTCATTTGTGCCTGCTTGAAATTGAGGTCACGATACCGTTCGTACGTACCAGCAATCTGTGACGGTGAAAGCTGACGGTCTTGATCGCCAATCTTCACGTTATAAATGATTGCCTCCGCTTGAGACTTATCGCCCTCAGTCTCAGGAGATGCAGCAGCTACCGCTTTTTCTTGCGGAGTTTCTGGCGCTTCCTTCGGCTCTGGTTTAGGTTCGGGAGCTGGCGCACCCATTTGTGCAGCAGCGATACGTGCTACCTGATCTGCGTCTTTTTCTGGTTGTCTAGCCATTGTCTATCCTTTCTGAGCGGCCTTGGCGGCTCGTGGCTTCTTCAAGTGAAAGCTCACCCTCTAGTTTGTGGATGAGCCGTTCGGGCAGATTGAGTAGTTGCTCTGCTGCCCATATTGCGCCTCGCTGAAAGTCCATCTGCTGTTGCGTCATTTCTTGAGTTCGAGCCATTGCAAGTGCGAGAGTTAGTATCTCTTCTCTCATTACTTCGTTTACGTGGCTCCAACCTTTACTTTCTGCGAGTTCAATTATGTCTTTGACTTTGCTCTTGACGTTCATGCTGATTTTTTCTTTTTACCTTTCTTCCAAGAAATCCTCTTGGAGCTTGTTTTCTTTCTTGCTGCGCTTGTGCATTGCGCTTTCGTAGGCCGACAGGCTGGGTAGGACTTACGCTTCTCACCCTTCTTACGACCACAGGGTTTCCCCGTTTTGCAGTCTATCCATCCCTTGCCGCCGTTCTGTGCAAACCATGTACGAAGATCATTTTTTGCCACGAGATTTATTACCCCAATTTTTAGCGCCAACCTTCCTACAACGTACTAAAGCACCACTAGCATAAGCTGACGGGAAAACCTTGTATCTGGCCTTAACCTTGCTGTAGCAAGCATCCTTCTTTGCCGTTTTTTTCTTCTTGGCTGGCATGACTTAGCCTTGCGTACACGGGCAGTCTTTGTGCTGCATGTTTCCTGTCTGAGTTTTTAAACCCAGCTTTTTTACTTCCTTAGATGTCTTAGCCATTAGTAGCCCTTCTTCTTGCCAGTCTTTTTCTTCTTCTTCATGGCTGCTGCTTTTCTTCCAGAAAACTGTGATGCTCTGGCTTTCTTGGCGGCAGCCATTCCAGCTTTCGTATACGGATATTTTTTACCACCTACTGTCGGCATTTTACTTCTCCTCTGGGGGTTGCTTGGTTCCAAATAGGCGCATGTATGTCATGTCGCCTGAGTACGCCTCTGCCCATCGATTTTCTGTGTATGTAGCAAAGGTTATTAAGTCGGCTGTGTCGTTCCAAAGCTGTGTTATATCTTCATCAACTTTTGCGAGTGTGTTTTCGAGATGCTCGATCCTATGAGCTTGCTCGGATAGGTAGAACACCGCACCCACTGTCTGAGCTACGATAACGAACACGAGAGCTACTGGTACTTTGAGGTCGCCCATTTAACAATTCCACGCTCTACGCGACCAGTAGTTAGCTGATAGCTTGTTGCTCTTACCCTTGATGCCGCCGCTACGAGCGCAGTAAGATTTCTTTCGAGACGGCTGCCCTTTCTTGATAGTCATCTTGGCGTCCCCGAAACGAATTACTTTCTCTTTACCGTTAGCACATGCCTTGACTACAAACTTCTTTCCGCCCGAAACCTGACGCTTCGGCTTGTTACATGGCATAGACTTTTTAGAGGCTCTCTTTTTTGCTGCTGGCATAATTAACTCCTTTTGAGCATTATGTTTAATCAGCGCCTAAGTGTCGTCCTCTATCAAAAGATACACTCATCAAAAACAACATTGCAGCTAAGAATTATTCTATCTTCATCTGCTAAATGTGGATTAGTGAAGTGTGCCATGTGCGCTGGGAAAACAACTACCATACCCTTCTTAGGGGGTAGTGTATATTTATCGTTCCATAGCGCAAAACCATTACCGTAAATCATATTATAAGAAGATGCCGCAGGGTTTCTAAAAACAATTTCCCCAGTGCCTTCTGAGGTTGCCCCATAAAACACACAAGCTAAATGAGCAAAACCGTGAATATGCTCTGGTGCAAAATGACCATGACCATAGATTGAAACCCAAGAGTTCGTTAAATGAAACCTTGGGTCAGTGTTTAAGTTATTTGTGTACTTTTGGCACTGCTTTACGATTGCGGTGTGTATTGCATTAAATCGTTCATCTTCGTCTAATCTAAATCGACCATGACTTGTGTAACCATGTTTTGTGTAATCTTCGGGAGATTGAGCTAACTCATACTTATGCCAAGCATGACTTATTAACTTTCCGTTAGGGTCTTGGTCACGCAAATCATAAGCGTACTCACATAGATCATCTGCTAATTTTTCCCCATCTTCTATGACTTCATGTAGGATGGGGAAACCAAAAGGGTTCTCAAATGCCATTATGCACTACTCTTTTAAAGCAGTGTGTATGCGTTCCCATATAACTTCGGGTGTTTCAAGTGCAACAACGTAACCTCCAACTTTTGTGGCAAGGCATATTCTTGTCGCTATACTTTCAAAATTACCATTTTCATCGGGCGGCCCGATTGGGAAACTTTCTGTGAACATGACGTTTGTAATATCAACGTAGTGTGTGCGGTTTTCTTGGTCAGTGTAAGGGATGAGCTTCATTGTTACTCCTCTGATGGTAAAGCCTCAGTTTCAATTGGTGAGAGTGGCATTGCAGGAACATTAGAATAATCGTCCTCAATAGTTTCTGGCACTGTCGATGGTAAATCACGAAGCGCTTGACGATAAATTTTCCAAGCCTCGCGAGCTGTATTAAAAGCAGAGAAACTTGCAGCATCTTCTATACAGCGCAGCATGTCTACGTCGCTTAACGAAAGTTTTATATCTCTCGTAGCTCTCATGTTTTTTATGAGTAAATCACGATCAACGCTCATTAGCTTTCTCCGTTATACTTCATATTCGGGTTTTCAGAGCAGTATGTGAAAGGGAAGCTACGCTTCGTACCGTCAGCACCTAGACCCCAGATTATTCGTACAGCACCCGACGCGCCGTTTCCGCCGCCGCTACTTGTTCCAGAGCCACCGCCCCCACCGCCGTGAAGTCCACCAACACGAACGCGGTTTCCTCCACTTTGTTCTTCACGACCAGTAAATTGGTTCTCGCCCCACGCACCTCGCGTACCGCCCGAACCGCCTCCACCGCCGCCGTAAAAGTTTGGTGAGCCAAAGTTGTACGAAGTCCAGCTACCGCCATTACCGCCGAAGCCAGAGCCTGCGTTATTATCACTTCTTGGCTTAGAGTTTGAACCGTCTACGCCCCTCCAGCCCTGACCATCTAGGCCAACGCCGCCGCCGCCACCTTCGCCATAGGTTGATGAGTATTCGTAGCCATAACCGCCACCACCTTTGTAACCGCGAGAATTACTACCGTGAGACGCTTGGTTGCCTTGATAGCCAGCAGCGCCAGTGCCTTCGCGGTTGCCTGATCCGTAATAGCCAGCACCACCACCGTAATGCCAATTACCACCAGCGCCATCTGGAACACCGTATCCTTCGCTTGTATTAACGCCGAAACCACCACTGTCACGGCTGTCATTTGCGCCGTAGCCGTTTCCTACTTCCCAGTAGTTTATTCCACTAACTGTAACGCCCCCAGTGTAGCTAGTGCTTTGGTTATTCGGGTTGCCGTTTTGAAAACCAGTCCAACCACCGCCAGATGCGTAAAGTAAAAAATCAGTATTTGGGCCGCCAGAATGGCGCTTAACCCAACTTGGGCCTCCCCCGTACGAACTTGTATTACTCATACTGTAGCGACCAATGCCAAAACACCACTGTAGTTTTTCGCCAGGTGTTACGCTGATACCGTTAAGCCAAGCAAGACCACCTGCACCACCGCCATCTTGTGCCCAGTTGTAAGCTCCTGGCCCACCAGCGCCAACAACAACTATACAAATTTCTTCTACGCCTGCTGGAACTGTCCAATAACCTTTAACAGTTTGATGGTTTCCATTAGCAGCAAAATAATCATTGTTTTGAGGCCGAATACCCATATACCCATTTGCACGGTAGCCGCTCATATTGTCGTATGATGCTTGGTCAACCGTCCAATAGTTATCTGGTTGGCAACCGTATCCGTCATTTTCAAAATAAGGCGATGTGTCTTGGTCTACATTCCAAACTCGTCTCAATGCACCAGAACTTTTAGCAGGATTGAAGTAAGTATCTTCTTGCCCATCTGGTATAGTGACGGTGCCGTTATATTGCTGGTTAGCGTTTGCTGGCCCGAAGTATCGTGCGCCGTATGGATCGCCGTAAGCAATGTTACCAGAAAAGTTTTGAGATTGTTGACCGTATGGGCCTAAGTCTACTGTTACTGTATAACTGTGTAGAGTAGCAGCAGCCTCAATATCACCAATGCCACTGACATAAACTCGACCAGTTTCGGGATCAATAACAGGCGTAACGCCACTAGCAAACCCAGTTACGTTTGACATAGTAAAAGTTGCGTCTGCGTAAGTGGTCGTCGGGGCAGCAGAAATAGTTTGCTCGCCTGTTTGATTTCGAATTATTCTATCTGGGAGGTTTGTATTCCATTGTGGGGTTGTACCTGACGGAACAACCTCAAGTATCCAAGTTATTTCTACTTGCTCGTCAGGGCGACCACGAGAGTAGTAGCCCTTGACCTTCATGGTGTATGTACCCTCGGTGCCAGAATTAGGAGTGCCGTAAATACGAGCTTCGCCCATATCTGTATCAGTGCTGTCGGAGTTCTCAGACCACGAAATACCACTTGGCAATGCCGTAGTGGGCGCAACATACTCAATAGAAAATGAACCAGTATCCGTTTCGAACGCATTGTCAAAGTAAAGATACTGATCTTTCTCAGGTATTTGTGAACCAACATCAATCATTATGCGATTAGTGCTATTGTTTGCTATAAAACCATCGTGGGCGTCATTTCCAATATTGGGATGGCCTTTAGCTATTTTAATAAAGTCACCGCTTGCTGCTGCTGTAGATGCGGAGCCAGTACCACCACCAAAAGTGTACTCACTGCCGTCTATCTTTTTAGGTCTGCGAATACGTGCCATATGATCTTATTCCTCAATTCCATGAATACGAACGACAATGTTGTCCTTATCCGAAGTTACAATTACTTGCTCACCAGCCGACGCCATAAGCGCAGTACGCTCAAGAATTTCTCCTGATGCTAAGTTCGTTTTTTCAAACTTGTCCTGCTGTGGTAGTGCGAAGAAACGCTTTTCACGCATGTAGCTTTCGCCGTTAAAGAATAAGTCATAACGACGATTTGCATCACCGTTGTCAGCGTTATAAACTTCGACAGTTGCTAGAGCTGTCGCATCATCGTGTGGATCAGTGGTATCTTCATCAACAACAGAGACTGCATACCCCATGCCTGTGTGGTTCGGGCAGTATAGGTAAAGCGTGTCTGGTGCGTTCGAAGGAACTGTCCACTCGATTATTTTAGCCTGACCGTTATATGTTGCGTGATTGCTCACCCAGTCTGCGTTCGTTGTTGTTACTGCGGTGAAAGCTGCTGTAGCTGTGGGGTCGCCCATATAGAAAGTCATGCCGTCTGAGTATGGTGTTCCATTTGAATGTGGGCCACCTGACACAGTAGAAAACTGTAAAGGATGCCCATTGTTTGACGCATGTTCTTGGTGAATACGATATGTACGACCACGTATGAATGTCATTTCCGTAACAACAGATGTTGCTACATCATTTACAAACTTGTTCTGGCTATTAATGCTTGCGACTTGGATGCCTATCGGCTGCCCTGCATAGTGCTTCGAGTTTGACCAAGATACGCCAAGGTTAGACGTTGCATACTTCTGACCGCCTTCGACGACTAGGACTAGGCTGTCACCTTCTGCCTTAACGTCTATTACGTTTTCTGCATTTACGCCTGCTGGAAAATCAAATGTACTGTAGCCAGTTAAAGGAACTGGTGTCGAAGCGTCATATGCTACGTAAGCAACTTTACCGCCTGATGTGATGTCAGAGTTCTGGTAAACAAGGTACAAGTTTCCTTCGTTTGTTGTAGAACCTTCGATCCCAACAGCGCCCATAAGTGGGCCAGTAATGCCTGTGGGTGGTGGCAAAGAGTTTGACTGAAACTCTGCTTGCGTTTCTGGCGTATCGTCGTTTGATACGTAACAGAAAGCACCAACCAAGTTACCAATAATAAAACGCTCGGCTGAAGTTTTAACACCTACGATCTTGTTGATCGAGCCAAAACCCCATGTGAAGCTAGAATTGTACGAAGCTGTAGTTGCTCGATAGTCTGCGATAGAGTTTACGATAGTACCAGCAGCACCTGGCACGCCTTGTACGTACGCAATCGCAAACGAACTATCTACGTTCGTAGCCCAAAGAATATTATCTGTAGCAGTAAACCCATAGTTTGATGCTGATGTGGTGGCAGATCCGCCGCTAAAAAGATTATTAAATGTATATACGCCCCCATCAGGCGCAGCTCGTACGTATAGTTCGCCACCATTATAATATGATAGTGGGTTCCCGACTGCTGCTGGATCAGTAACTAAGAAAAAGTTACCGTCGTTGTTTGCGGTTTGTAGCGTTTCTATCTTCTTAGATGCGATTGGCTGAGATGCCGTGTTCGCTGCTGCTGGCTGCACTGGCGTTGTTTTAAGAGCGGTCATCATTTTTGATGAACTCTTACCAACTAAATCAAGAGTGTTGCCTGTGTCAGTGGCGTTCCATGACTTACTATAGTTTAACGGTGTTAGGTAATCTTCAAAGTCTTTTGTTTGATAAGTTTTGTCAGAAACATAAAGATTGATGTCGGCGGCATCGCCACCGTCGTTCAAAATGTTTACATTAAATGTAGCAACTTTCGCTGATGGTACTGTGTAAAGTAACTCAGTGTCGCGGCTACTTACGACTTTTTTTCCTAATAGTCCGTTTGCCATAATATCCTCTTACGATTGTGATAGGAAATAGACTTTCGACGGTGACATCTGGTAAGCGTTTAACGCTGACTGGATGCTCGCCTGTAGTCCATCAAGAGCCGCCTGCTCTGTTGCTGATGCTGCTTGCACAGCAGCGATTTGTGTCGAACCCTCTGACTGAAGTTCACTTATTTCAGTATTACCTTGGGCAGTCACAGCATTAATCTGTGTTGTACCTTCGGCTGAAACGGCACTCAGGTTCGCGTTGCCGTTAAAAATTTCGATCATGCGTGACAAGTACACCAAGTCAGCATTTGGCGTAGATGCGTTAAGCGTCTGTAGTCGCGTGGATAGTTCGTCGGCTAAAGACTGCTGGTCTGCTACGGATATATTGGGCATTATAATGTACTCCCGTCAAATAAGCTGCCGTGCAGTTGGGCAATCAATATACCTTGCCCGATCACGGTGGGTGTCGTTTGGAACGCTTGGTTCGCGTAGGTTTGCGAAAGATCGCGTGCTTGCTCTGACGCTAACTGCGCTGCTTCGGCTGCTGTTTGTGCAGCTTCGGCATCAAGCTCAGAAGCCAATGCTTCTCCTGCGCTTTGCTCTGCGTCTGCTCTTTTAGCTTCCATGTCAGCGAGTGCTGTAGATTTGAAAGCGTTTAGATCAGCAAATAGCTGTGTAAAAGATGCTATCTCATTGACCGATCCATCGGTGCCGATCTTGAGATACATCTTTTCGTTTCCAGAAGTGCCGTCGTACGTAAAGGTAAACGTGTCGATCTCTCCTGTTGCGTCGTCAAACAATTTGCTCAACAGCGCAGAAAGCGTAAGACCACCCTTCTCGGCATCCTCTAAATAGGTGTCGAGTAAATGTGTACCTGTATTTTCGCTCCTAAAGTTTAACTGTTCGGAGGGTACTCGTGTACGGGCCATTAAACTTCCTTATCCATTTCTTTTGCGATACTTGCCAACTTTGCTGCGCGACTTGCAGACATATCCAGCAGCTCTTCGGTGTTAGCCATTCGCCCTGCTACATTGCCCATATCGCGCTGTAGGCTTTCTCTAGTTTGTGATATTGCACTAATAAGGTCTGCTATGTCGTCCCTAATAGGTTTCAATTCTTCTTCTATTCGGGCGTTAATATATTCACGAGTATCTGCATCTACTTTTGAAGCCCACGCGTTACTAGGTACTGGGTTTTTCATCGTTTCGGAGCCTCTCTCATCGGTACTAGGTTTCCTTTTTCAACCTGACGTTGGATGTTTTCTTGGGGCTGCACATTCGCACCACGTAGCTTTTCCATCATCATCATCTGTTGCGACGGAGTTGGGCCTTCGCTTTGCTGTTCTTTCGATATTTTAAACTGGTCTAGGTCTGACACACCCATGCTGCGTATGGCTTCTTCGACGATTTTGCCTGAGTTGTACTCCATAGCCATGCCTGTTTCGTTGAGCGTACGAAGCATAGTGATCCAAGTTTCGGCGTTACGCGTGGGTTCGAGCGGCAGCGTTCCGTCTACGACTAGGTATTCTATCTCTCCTTGTATGTCTTGGAGAGAGAAATCGAGGTATCCATCCTGCACCATATCAGCGACTTCGGATGCGCTATCACTATCAGCTATACGAATAGAGCTTTGTGGCGCGAAGAAGTCTTGTATGTTGGCTACCATCATTCGTACCATTGGTCGTACTGAGGTTGCGGAAATTGTACGGGAGAGGACGCCTAACCGTTGCGAGCCTAACTGCGTAAGGCGCTGTATCTCTGTTGCCGTACGGATGCCGTCACTGGTTGGCATCCCTTGCTGCGCGTCAGAAGCGGCAGATAGGCGTTGTTTTAATTCACCCATTGCTTGAATGTCCTGCCAATGCCCACGCGTAACGTCTGGTATCTGGGAAATAAATACGCCTTCACCTGGCTTAACACCTGGCAGCGTTCGTACGATGCCGTGAGGGTTTCTGTCGATTAGGTCGCCAATCGCTATTTGTGTAGGATCAACAAACATTAGATTTGTAAGGGCGGCCTGCACGTTATCGACACGCGAACGTAAGAGCCATGTTGCAACGTCGTGTAACGGGAGGAGCAGATCGTACAACGATTGCGAATATGTCTTATGGGCGTCGTGGTACAAGCCGCCTATAACGACAGGGAACTGCCTGCCGTATGGATTTAGCTGGCAACGGATAACCACGTTCTCGTCAAGAATTGTGACGCATAGCCACAACTGCTCTATCTGAGGTATGCCTACCTCATAACCAGCTAACCTTACCCAGCTCTCGTCTACAACGCGGCTGTCGCCTAGTGCGAAGAAGGTTCCGCCACTTTCGCGTCGATTGCGCTCTGCTGGGTCTATACTTAATCCTCGTCCTGCTTCTTTGTGCCATCTATGTCCGTCCCAGCCACCAGCAGGAGGCGTGAGGCGGTTGCGGAGCGACGGGTATTGTTTGAGTTTGGGATACATTCCCGTTTGGAGGAGGCTGTCGAAAGAAGAGAAATCAGAGAAGATGATATATTGCATACGTTCCCAGTCTCCCCATTGTACTCTGGGGTCGTGGAATACGCGTCTCGGATCGAAGTTTGTGATTTGGTTGGTACGACTTGAAGCATCCCACGTAATTTTCGTGGGTGCGTATCCGTACCGAATACTGTCAAGAAGGTGTTGGGCAAGGCGTGCTTCTCCTGCTGTTCTACGCATTTGCTGGTGTAGCAAACGCTCGATGATTGCAGATGATTTACGTGACTTACGGTTTAAACCTTCAAGCTGAAACATTGGGTTACGGCCTGTGAGGGCGCTCATTAAATATGTAAGTACCGTGTCTGATATGGCACGGGTATCTGCTATAACTGCCTTCTCTCTAAACTGGGTGGCATGAGGATCGACATATACGTCGTGCGCTCTATCTGCTTGCGTCCAGTGTTCGTACCTACGAGAAATGCGGTCATAGGACATCTGCATTGCCGAACGAATATAATCCACTAGACGCTGCTCCTGTTCTTCGGATAGCAGCATTGAAATGTCCTCATAAGCCATGAGGGCATTAGCGTGTTCGGATAAGTCTACGACGATGCCGTCGCTATCAGGAACATAATCCGCACGGTAATTTGTTGTAGTCAGTGCCATAGAGAAACATTTACTCCTATAATAACCCTACAGTCGTCCTTATTCGCCCCAACCACGCCAAGCGCCGTTTAGTTTGTTAAGGTCGGATTGTTGGTTCCATAAACTGTCGCCTGCTTTGGGAAGTGCAAAGTTAGGCGGTGAATAGTATTCGCCCGTAGCTGGCGTACGAGCGAGAACATCGAGGCCGATTGATAAAGCGTCTACCATATCGTCGTGCGTACCAGATGGGAATGTCTGCATTTCATCGTGAAAGTCGTCGAGCCAGTTGGCTGCGCTCGGTATGAACACCCTACCCCCTTCGATAAGTGGGAGTACGGCAGCCAGTCGAGTTACCTTGTCGTTAGATATTTTGTACGGGATTACAGATACGCCACTCTCTCTTTTAAGTTCTTGTATGAGAGACTGACCCGATGCTTTATCCTCGATGTAGATGCCTCGCAATCCTTTGCCGCGCCATTGGTTGTTAAGCATAATCATTCTTCGTTTAAGATCAGGGAACTCAAAGCGTTCGCGCACTACGTCAACGATGTAGATGTCGCCTGTTGCGTCTAAACCCATAGTCATCATTACAGAGTAGTCGCTGTCCTGACGTGCTTTGAAGGCAGTGTCGGCTGCGATTATGAGCGAGTTAAATTTTTCTGGCTTCATATCCTCTGGGTAGGTACGCCACCAGTGAGAGCGGATCATGTTACCACCCTGTATATAGGGTGTTTGTTGGTATAGTGACGCGAACTCTCTGGGGTTCAGTCTTTGACGACGTTCCAAATCTTCGATAGAGAACCGTTCGGGCCACAAGGCAGTCTTTTCAGTCTTACGTATGTATCTTTTTCCAGCAGCGAGCTTGCTGGCTTCGCCAGGTGCGAGGTACTCTGGGTGATCGGTTGGTAGATTGGAACGGGAAATTTTACCAACGTCTCCTTGAATTGCTCTTTCTTCGATGGCTGGAAAGTTGATGTGAAGCCAACGACCTTCGTTCCAGTCGTCGGTTTGCATGAGCCTTCCTGCGAGGTCGTCGGGATGCCAACGGGTGAGGATGATGATTTGGGCAGGGGGTATATTGTCAATGTCGGGTTGGAGACGCGTGCTGAGAGCGGATATATAATAATTCCAGACTTTATTTCTTTGCGTGGCACTCTCTGCCTCCTCTCTAGACTTGAGTGGATCGTCAAATAAAAGAAGATTTGCAGCTCGCCCTGACGTTGTACCGCCGACGCCTATAAAATATCCTGCGCCCCCTCCTGTTGTTCGCCATTGGTCTACCGCTCGGCTGTCTTGTGACATCTCGAACTCTGGGAACGCCTGTGCAGTTAGCGGTTCGTTGCAGAGATCGCGCACTTGTCGCCCGAAGTCGGTAGCAAGTTGGCTGTTATAAGATGTGGACATAAGAAAGCGTGAGGGTTTGCGAGCCATGAAGTACGCAGGGAAAAGTACAGAGCCGTATGTGGACTTGCCGTGTCGTGGTGGCATGGTGATGAGTAGGTTTCGTACGGGTACTTCTTCTGTCTTAGCACGTTCGGCTACTGATAGACCGAAATGAGAAGTCAGCGTGTTCTTTTCCAGATGGTCAAGCGCATCGATCATGGTTAAGTGGAAATCTGGTAGCTGCCAGTTAGGGTTTTGTAGGCGTACCCACCCAAGGAAGCTATCTTCGGCTGCTTGTAGCTTTAGTAAGTGTTTAGCTGCGTCCTGTGCGGTTAAGTTCATTGCTCTTCCTCCACGACTTCCCCGTCAATGATCTGGTTCATGCCCGAAGCTATGGCTTCTAGCTGTTCGCGAGACATTTTTTCTGGGGCTTCTTGGATTTGGTGCTCGTGTTGTACGAACTGTGCGGTCAGATCGGGCATAACCTTGTTAAGCATCGCCGTGAACACCCTTGCTTGGGTCGGGTTCCAGTCTTGCTTACCCATAACTACTGAATGAGCTTCATCGATTTGCTTTTCTACACGACGGTATAGGCCAGCTCGCATATTAGCGACTTGTAGTGGCGTTAGTTTCGCCCCTGTTTGTATTGAATTTTTACGTGACATTAAGTTTTCCAGACGTTTTCAATTTTGCTCAGATTTCTCGGAGGGTCGGCAATGGCAATTCGCGAAAAGTGATCGGCGGAATAGGGGGCTGCCCCCCTCCTTTTTTCTTTTTGGCGCGGATTTGGCGCAAAAGCCTCGCAAACTGCTGATTTTAAACGATTTTCCGTCCCCAACTAGGGGAATTTCGAGTGTTTTTTGGCGGTCAAAAGTTTCCAATTTCGCTCCTCTCGCGGAAAAAAATTAGCCATACGCGTATGTTACGCATCTGCGTTACGCATGTCGTCCTGCGTGGGCGCGACCAAAGATAAATCTTTGAGGAACATCAATGGGTGCCAGCTTCGATCTTTGGAGGATGGCCTGTGCCCAGATGGTCTGGGCGCGGTTTTATGCATGTAACACGAAAAGGAGAAAACCATGCTTATAACACTCGTAGACGCCGCAAAAATGTTCACCAACGCGAAAACCAAAGCAGCCGACGCAGCCGCGTTACTCGCGCATTGCAAGAAGCACAAGAAGCCCGACTTCAAGCGCCTAGCAGCCGCCGTCGAAGACAAGGACAAGGCGCTCATCAAGGCGCTCGCCACTGGTGGTCGCAAGAAGTTCCACGCGTTACGTAACGAGCGTCGAAAAGCCGAGGAGGCCAAAGCGCCTGCGAAGCCGAAGGCTGAGAAGCCCACGAAGTCCAAAGCGAGCAAGTTGACCACCCAGACTGCCGCCAAGGCGATCGCGGCTTTGGTCGCATCTGGCGACGTTGACAGCCCTCAGATGGACGCGTTGATCGCTTTCATCGAGCGTTCGTAACACCCACAACTGAAGCACATCTCAAAGCTCCGCAACGCGCAAGCGTTGTGGGGCTTTTTTGTGCGCTTCTGCACGACAACGAGGACGAAAGGAGACAACATGGCCTCAAAACAACAACACCCGATCACGTCTAAGCACGATGATCCACACGACGACGTAGCCGCGACCTGGCTTCCGATCAGCGAACCAGTCAGCAACATAGTCGCCACAACGCGTACCCGATACGAACTCAGCCGAGACGCTCGCCAGTTCTGCGAGGCAGTCGATGACGAGTTCCTCATGGGCTACATGAGGTTCGGCTCATGACACGCATCCAACACATCGCTTTGAGGGTAGCCGCTATGGCGTTCGCTACGCTCCTCATACTCGAATGGATCGCAGGCTGTGGCACACCCGATGGGCAGTGCCTCGCCATTCCAATCACATACACAACCATCATGGGAGGGCAGTAATGCAAGTCAAAACTCAGAAGGTCGTCTACTGGGACGAAAACAACAGACAAGTACGCTATGTGCGCTTTGCTGATGTTCGCAAAATGTACGAACACGGATCACTCAACTGCTTACAGGTTGAGTATCTCGCAGACGTTACGAACGAGATGAACACCATCGGAGACAAGGAAGATTACCCAGATGTGAGCGCAATGCTCACAACCATCGAGGCTGGTTGGATCGTCCAAGCTTGACATATCAACGTCAGCTCCGCGAGGGGCTGACGCTTCATGTGTCAACAAAACGAAAGGAGAAACACATGGCAATAATCACAAATAACCCGACTGCGAACGATCCACCATCATGGCTCGAAGCAGTGTGGTCTGCGCTTCAGCACTGGCGTGAAAACTTGCTCGAAGAGGGCGACGAAGTAGACGACAAGGACTGGGACGAGATCACCACAAGCATGGCGTGGATAACAGAGGCACTCGATTGCGAGATCGATAGCAATGGCGACACCGTACTCGTCGAACCAGAAGCCAAGATCGTGCAATGCACGAACGGTTTAGGCGAGTGGGAACTTATCCTCAAGGACGGCGGCTCGGAAGTATTCGATACGTTCGAAGAGGCAAGTAATCGTGCACTCGAACTCTTCCCGATCCAAGACCACGATGTTCTGGCGCGAAATAACGAACCAGACCCGAAGGTCAAGGAGGAAATACGCGAGTTAGTGCAGAGGTACATGAAATGAA